AACAATACTGGTGAAGGTGCTACCCCTACAGTTCTCATTGATTCACCTGATGTAGTCTCTATCTTTAGTGGTGGAACAGGTGTTGCTATTAATGGTTCTGGGCAAGTAAGTATTGGGCAGGCTGTTGCTACAACAGATAGTGTAACATTCTCTAATATCACGGCAACTAATGAAATTGGTATTTTTGACTCTGCAAATGGTGAAGAAGTAGCACGCTTATCTGGTGATCCACAAAATGGACTTACTATTCATTCCCATGCTCATGCTACAGATGGTGGTATTAGATTTGTTATCCATGATGGGGCAGACTCTGACTACCTAATCATTTCTCAGCCAACAGGTGTTTCTTTTGTTAATAGAAGAATTAGAAATGTTGCTCAACCTGTAGGTGATAATGATGCTGCTACAAAGGCATATGTAGATGGTGTGGCACAAGGTCTTACTGTAAAAGATGCTGTTAGAGCAGCAACTACTGCTAACATTATTGGTACATATGATAGTGGTAATAATGGAGTTGGGGCATACATTGATGTATCTGCATTAACTGTTCTTGATAATGTGACACTTGTTTCGGGTGATAGAATTCTTGTAAAAGATCAGACAGTTACTTACGAAAACGGCATTTATGTATATGATTCTGCTTCAAGAATTTCTCGTGCTGTAGATGCCGATCAAGACAGTGAAATGCGTGGTGGTGTATTTGTCTTTGTAGAAGAGGGTGATGTTGCTGCTGATAATGGATATGTAACTACGCATACAGGACCAGTCGTTATTGGTCAAGAAGAAATTGTATGGATTCAATTCTCTGGTGCTGGACAAATTATTGCCGGGAATGGTATTGCTAAATCTGGAAACACACTTTCTGTTGATTTAGCTACAGGTAATACTTCTGGTCTCGAATTTAGTGCTGGAAAGTTAAAAATTAATGCTGGTGGAGCAATCAGTGTTGATGGTGGTAATAACGAACTTACTATTGCAAATAATGCAATCACTACAGATCAAATTTCTTTAGGTACAACAGGTACAGATGTTGGTATTACTACTATTGTAGCATCTACAAGTGAAACTACAGATGTGCTACCTGAAGGTTCTACTAACCTTTACTACACAACTGCTAGAGCAGACTCTGCAATTGATGATAAAGTAACACTTTCGTTTATTAATGGTTTGGATGCCTCTGCTACAAATTGGGACTCTGACCTTATTCCTTCTTTAAGCACAAGTGATATTACTTCTGGCACATTCGCTGATGCTCGTATTGCTTCATCGAACATTACACAACATCAAGGTGATATTACTGGAACAGGGGCATTAAACTCTGGTAGTATTACTAGTGGATTCGGTAATGTTAATATTGGATCAAGCACCTTTACTGGTAATGGTAGTGGATTGACTGATCTTAATGCATCAGCACTTACAGGAACTATCGACTCTGCTAGAATTCCTCTATTAGAAGCACCAGACATTAAGTTTGGTGGTGCGGCATTTGACTCTGACCTTATTCCTCAATTAACAACAAGTGATATTAATGGTTTTGTAGATGCACTTGCCAATATCGACTCTGACTATATTGAGTTAAAGAGACCAGCAGAAACGATTATTACTGTAGGTAATAGTGGTTCTGATTATTACCACTTTACAGGTGATGGTTTCCCAACACAAGCAAACAATAACCCTGATCTGTTCTTAACTAGAGGTAAGACCTACAGATTTAAGGTTACAAATGGTGGTGTGCATCCATTTGCAATTGGAAATGCAGATGCTGATGCTAATAATAATGATGCTTACACTTCTGGATGGAATGCAATCGGTCAAATTGGTGGCACTGGTCCTTACATTTATGACTTTACTGTCCCAATGGATGCACCTAATAAACTTAGATATTACTGCACTTCTCATGCAGCAATGGTCGGTAATATCTATGTTGATGGTAATTATGATGAAGGGTTCTTCTATGACTCTGCACAGAGAGAAGGTGGTTTAGTAGTTGGTTCTCCAGTCTTCTATAACACAGCAACTTCTAAGTGGACAGGTGCTGACTATGACTCTACTGGTGATAATGTTGCTTCTCATATTGTAACAGATATTCAGGCAGGTGTAGGTATTAGTGTTGCTTCCTCTGGTATCTTTGATGTAAGTGGCCACGGGTTAAACTTAACTCCACACTCTTACTACTACCTTGCTGGAACTGCTGGTGGAACCGTAACATCTGCGCCTGCTGCTGATAGTGGTATCTTCCAACCTCTCTACTATGCTCTTGACTCTAATACTCTTGACATTTTTGTTGGAACACCAGTTGATCAGACAGTAATCACTCTTGCTGACTCAGAAGCACAAGGTGTTCTCTCGGATGCTAGATATAAGCAGAACGTGAATACTTTGACTATGGATGCAACTGGAACTATTCAGCAGTTGAACCCTGTAAGCTTTGAGTTTATCTCTCCAGATAACAAAGCAATGCAAGGCGAACAACTTGGTTTCATTGCACAAGAGATTGGTGAGATTATTCCTCAGTCTGTATGGACTAAGGATAATGAAGAACAGACAATGATGCTGAAACCAGATGCAGTAATTCCTGTACTGGTGAAAGCAGTGCAAGAGTTGAAACAAGAACTTAATGAAGTTAAAGCAAAGTTGGAAGAAATGAATGGCTAGTCCATCCTCAAGAGTTGAACTAATAAACCATTGTCTAAGAAAACTCGGCGCTCCAGTTATTGAAATTAATATTGATGAACAACAACTGGAGGACCGATTAGACGATGCTTTACAATTCTTTCAGGAGTATAACTCTGATGCTGTAGTTAAAACTTATCTAAAGCATCAGGTTACTTCTGATGATATCAGTAATGGATATATTGAAGTTTCTGATAATATTGTATTTGTTAAAAGATTAATTCCTATCAACGCATCAGGTATTTCTTCTAGCAACTTTTTTGACTTCAAATACCAGTTCTCTTTGAATGATCTTTATGATTTAAATACATTTATTGGTGGCATTGCTTATTATGAGCAAATGCGGCAGTATGTTTCTCTCATTGATATGAAACTTAATGGGTATCCTCTAATCACTTTCAATCGGTTGCAGAACCGTGTATATATTCACGGAGATTTTGAAACACAGAATATAAATGAAGGTGAGTATATTGTATTAGAAGTATGGTCTACAGTGGATGGAGAGACGCATACAGACGTGTATAATGATATTTTCTTAAAAGACTACCTGACACAATTAATTAAGCAACAGTGGGGAGCAAACCTAAGTAAGTTTGAAGGTATGCAACTTCCCGGTGGAGTGACTTTGAATGGACGTATTATCTATGAAGAAGCTACTCAAGAATTGGAACGATTAGAAGAGAAAGTTAGGTCAAACTACGAACTCCCTGTTGACTTTTTTGTAGGGTAAGTTATGAGAAACATATACATTTCGCAAACAGTACAATCTGAACAGGATTTGTATGAAAATATTATTATTGAATCCATGCAAATTTATGGTCAAGAAGTTCAGTATATTCCCCGCACACTGGTTAATGAAGATCGTATCTTTGGTGAAGATGTAGTTTCTCGGTTTGATAGAGCATATCAAATTGAAATGTATCTAGAGAACCTAGATGGATTTGACGGGGACCAAGAACTCTTTACAAAGTTTGGTGTAGAGATTAGAGACAGAGCTACACTGCATGTTTCTCGCAGAAGATGGAATCGTGAAGTTGGACAGCATGTAGACTATGATAGACCACAAGAAGGTGACTTAATTTACCTTACACTTTCAAATCAAATCTTTGAAATCATGCGAGTGATTGACGATAGACCTTTCTATCAAATGTCTGACCTTCCGACATATAGAATGGAAGTTGAACTCTTTGAATTCTCTGATGAAGACTTTGATACTTCTGTTGAAATTGTAGATGATGTAGAAGTGCTTGGTGCTGCAACTATTCTCAATCTTTCTCCGGGTGCTGGTGTAGATTTCCAAATTGGAGAAACAATTAGGCAAGTTTATAGTAGTGGTAAGATTGTAGAGGCTGAGATTGTAGACTGGAATGCTGATAGTGATAAATTATCAGTAACACATATCTCTACACCTGATGGTCTGTTTAGAGAGTTTACAACAGGAACAATTTTAGGATTGTCAAGTAATATTACTCGCACTGTTGCTTCTGTAGGAGATAATCTATTACAGCAAGATAATGCACAGAATGATGACTTTGAGAACTTTGCTGATGATATTCTAGACTTCAGTGAAGGCAATCCATTTGGAGAACCATCATAATGTTTGGAACACACTTTTACCACGAAAAGACAAGAAAGGTAGTTGCAACGTTTGGTGCGTTGTTCAATAACCTACATGTCATCCGCACAAATGCTTCTGGAGAGTCTATCAGTCAATTAAAGGTGCCATTGTCCTATGCACCTAAGCAAAAGTTCTTAGATCGTATTAGAGAAACTGCTAGTATGGACGATGCTAAAGTAGCACTGAGACTTCCTAGAATGTCTTTTGAGATTAGTGCTATGTATTTTGACCCTACTAGGCAGTTACCAAAAGTAAATAACTTTACTAAAAATATTACTAATGATAGAACAAGAAGAACAAAGTTCTTTACTTCTGTTCCTTATATTCTTAACTTTCAGCTGAACATTCTATCAAAGACAAATGAAGATGCTGTTCAAATACTAGAGCAGATTTTACCTTTCTTCAATCCATCCTATACTGTAACAATGAAGCAGTTTAGTGATTACCCAGATGTAACTGAAGATATTCCTATTTCTTTAATTGGTATTTCTTATACTGATGATTATGAAGGACAATTAGAGAATAGAAGAACTATCATATATACATTAGATTTTGAAGTAAAAACAAGTTTCTATGGACCTATTTCTGATAGTTCTATTATCCGTAAGGCAATTGTTGATTTTAGAGACCCTGATGTTCCAACAATAGGTTCTTATAGTCTTACAGATTCGGATAACTTGTTTGAACGTATTATTGTGCAACCTGAACCATTAGATGCCCATCCAGATAGTGATTATGGATTTGTTGAAACGATCCTAATTCCGGGTGAGGGTGACAGTATATAAATATAGTTAAAAATAGAGGCAGATAATTAATGGCAAGACGTAATAGCAGATTTGTAAATCAAAAAGTAATTATTGGTAATAAGTCGATCCAAGAAGGGGACTTAACTGATTCCGCACGGGATGCATTAGGTGCTGACTCTGATTTTGTAAAGACTGTACAAAACTTTCCGGGTAGTAATATTACTGCTTCTAGTATTAGTCCTTCTGCTATTGCCGATCAGGACCAATTGATTGCCTCTACAGGAGCATTGACCACTGGTGGTATCTTAACCATTTCTAGGGATGGTGGTAATAGTTTTATCAACTTTGATAGTGTTGATCAGTTTGAAGGTGGAGATTCTAGTTTAACAGTAGAGGCAACTCCCACTGGATTTGATTTTCTCACAAAATATGCAACGGGACCAATTCCATTTACCACGAGTTCTAGAATAACTGTTAATCTACAAACACCTATTCAGAATCAACAAGACCTATTGCATTTCTTTAATGTTAATGCTGGGGCAGAGACAGATGAAATTCATTCTGTTCAAATTCTTGATTCTGCCACAGAAAATGATTATGAATATGCATTAGAAGATGAAAATGGGGTTTTACATTATCTAAATTTGCTTGATAGTATCCCTTATGGAGACCCTAGATTATCCACCGCAGGTGGTGATAATGAAATTGATATTATCGGTGGTCAGAGACTTTGGCAAGGAATTAAAGGGGCTAGATTAGCAGATAGTGCGTTAGAATTTGGTGATTCTGATGCTGGAACTGGTATTCAAACCAGAAATATTGGTTCTAGGTTAAGATTTAGAACAAGAAAGTCAGTCCCTTCTAGTGAGGCAGGAGGCGCCCCGTCATCATATAAATTAGATGCACCAGAAGGACCAATTGGTGTTGGTGTATCAAGTCCTGTTTATTCTAAAGTATCTCCTAGATTTGTATATAGGGTTGTTAAAGGAACACAAGCACAAGGATTTGTAGCTGGTTATGCATCAAGTGGTCAACCGCTTACAACCTCAGTTCAGAGATTTCCTTTTGCAACAGATACACCTGCCACCAATAATTTTGCCAATTTTCCTTATTATAAAGCTGCTGCATCAGGTCAATCTTCTGCTACACATGGTTATTCTTCAGGTGGATATCCGCAGTCTGAAATTTACAAATTCTCCTTTGCGTCAGGCGGACCTACTACTTTAGTAGGAAATCTAACCACCACACCTAGAACTGGTACAGCAGGTCAATCGTCAACTACACATGGTTATGCATCAGGTGGTGAACACCCTAGATATACAATAGACGAATTCCCTTTTGCAACAGATACAAATGCCACTGGCGTAGGTAATATAACTGGATTTCAAAGGGGTTGGGCAGCAGGAGAATCTTCTACTACACATGGTTATACTTCAGGTGGTGGTGGTGGTGGCGCAAATGAAATCGACAAATTCCCCTTTGCGTCAGGCGGACCTGCAACTGATGTAGGAGATTTGGGTGTTGGGAGAGTAGGTGTAGCAGGTCAATCGTCTGATGTATCTGGTTATGCTTCAGGTGGTGATTATCCCGGGCCTCTTATATACAGAATCGACAAATTTCCTTTTGCGACTGATACTAATGCTACTTTTGTAGGTGATTTGATTCCTTATGCTAGGGAATATGTATCAGGTCAATCGTCTACTGTATCTGGTTATACTTCAGGTGGTAATCCGGGAAGAAACATGATTGATAAATTTCCTTTTGCAACAGATACAAATGCCACTTCCGTAGGCACTTTGGCTGCTGGAAAACATGAGACATCAGGTCAACAAAATTAAACAATATATTATATAAAAGGTAAAAATATAATGAGTGAAAAAAAAGAAACACAAGTTGCTGTTTTTGAAGAAATTCGTAAAAACACTGATATTGCTACACAAGAGCAACTATCAGTTCCTATGTCTTTGGTTTTTGGTCATGGGACAGTAGGAGATATTGCAAGTTTTGGTGATAATACTCTTTTAGAAAATACTAAAAAAGTTGATGTTGCTCTTCAAAATGTTGGTGAACTTCAAAACATTTGGAACCATTCTCACTCTCAATGGGACTGGAAACATATTAACCTTTCTTATCATTCTCCTTACAAGAATATGAGGCAAATAGCAGGTGAAATCGCTTCAAAGAAGTCTGCTTTGAATGAAGCTAAATGGAGACATGTAAAAACAGAAGTCAAAATTAAAAAACTTGAGGAAAAATTGTCTGATCCTAATATCGAATATTGGGATGAGGTTGATGCTAAGATTAAACTTGCTCAGAAAAAGGAACAACTAGCAGAAGGTATGTCATATATTGAAGGTGCAATGAAAGATGTTCTTGCACTGAATGATATGTATGAGCAGTTGAAATCCAAAGTAAGTGGATTTTCTGAAGCAGATTTTGAAAAAGAGGAATCAAAGAATCATTTGAAAAGGTCTCTTGTTCAATGTATCCGGGACATGAGGCAATCAGGAACTATTACCAAAGGTGAGCAAGAGTATCTTGAGCAGGTTGGTGTAAATCCATCTAAAATAATTATGTTGCTACGAGATTATCTTCAAAGTGAAATAGAAACCGATTCTTGGGATACTACTATGTTGTTTACTTTTGTTGATAAACTTGTAGATGAACTTATTGATGATCATGGTGTTGATGTTACTCGAATGAAACTTATGGGGTTTGATACTGATTTTAATGATGAATATTCCTATGGAAATAAAATAGCTCTACTTCCAGACGTATAAAGGATTTACAAATAAATGGATGTTGTTAAAATAAAAATTTCTATAGAACAAATTCGTAGTTACACAGTAATTCTTATGGAAGATGATTCTACAGATTTTGTAGAACATGATGGAATACTTTTAGATAGAAAGTTATTATCACTTCTTAGAGGTAATATTTTCGACTTAGAAGAAGTGGCAGATGTTGAAAAAATCTATGAACTTGAATTTGTTAGTCCTTCTTATCTTACTGATAATATTCAGACAACAGGTGATATAGATATTACTGCATATACAAAAATTCCTCCCTATCCATCTTGGATTATTGGAGATGACGGAGAATGGACTCCACCTATTCCTTACCCAGATGGAAATGGGTCTGGAATGGGAACACTATATAACTGGAATGAAGACACTACTTCTTGGAAAGATATTTTAGTATAACCTTAAAAGGATTATTGATTGATGTATACAAATAATGGTATTGAAAATCTTGAAAAACATTATAAAATGACTGCTGATGCATTTGAGCAAAAAGGGTATGTCGTTTTATCAGATGCTCTCACAAAAGAGCAGTGCAAACAACTTACTGCACATATGTTTGATCTTGACCGACAAGGAAAACTCGTAAAAGATGAACAATGCCCTTTGTCTGGTGCAGTCTATGGTGATCCTGTTTTTGATGACCTTCTAGTTCAAATGGCAGATGGTATTGGTAAACAGGTTGGTAAAAAACTTCTTCCAACATATACCTATGCTCGACTTTATAAACCAGGTGAAGAACTAAAGAGACATAAAGACAGACCTTCTTGTGAGATTTCTGCCACTCTTACTTTAGGGTATGATGAAAGCACTCCAGTCTGGCCAATCTATTTTGATGAACGCCAAGAATTTCAAGTTGACCTTGATGTAGGTGAACTTGCTGTTTACAAAGGATGTGAAGTAGAACATTGGAGACCTAAGTTTAAAGGTAAGTGGCAGGTCCAAGTATTCTTGCATTATGTAGATGCGAATGGTCCTTACAAAGATCATGCTATGGATGGTCGTAAAGAACTTGGCACTCAAAAAAGAAATGGTGACGTTAATCAACATAATGCTAATGCTGAAAACATTATGATTCCGCCACCTACATTTGATGCAATCTTGTTACCTCAATCCCCAGAAGAGCAAGTCTTTCCGGGGTACATTGGTATGAATCATAAGAACTTCCCGGATTTGGTATTCAGTAAAGAAGAGTGTGAAAAGATTATTTCTTTTGCTGATAATCAATATGGTGGAGCTGCAAGAATTGGTGGTGGACCAGCAGACAATCTAAAACGTGAAATTAGATCAGCAGACATTTACAATATTTGGCCTGAACCAGAATGGCGTTGGGTGCATGAAAAAGTATGTCGTGCTGTTGCTCATGCAAATCACCAGCATTTTAAGTATGATGTAAATACTATTTCTCATGGGTTGCAGTTAATTCATTATCGTGCTGATGAAAAGATTCCGGGTCATTATAATTGGCATGTGGATGCTGGACCGGGATATTCTGCTACTCGTAAGATTTCTTTTACTGTTCAGTTGTCTGACCCTAATGATTATAAAGGGTGTGATTTGCTGGTTGCAGATCATAGCAGAGAACTTACAGCAATTCGTGACCAAGGATCACTTTCTATGTTCCCAAGTTATATGCCACACTGTGTAACTCCTATTGAATCAGGAGAACGTTGGGCATTGGTTATTTGGGTTCATGGACCAAAACCTTTTAGATAATGATTTTCTTATAAATATATAAAAATCAATGTTCAAAGGACCACCAGATGGCTAGACGTAATAGCAGATTTGTTAATCAAAAAATTATCATCGGTAACAAATCTATTCAGGCAGGAGACTTAACTGATTCTGCAAAAGACGAGTTGGGTGCAGATTCTGCTTTTGTAAAGACAGTAGATGGGTTGGATGGTAGTAAAATCTCTGCTAATACTATTAACCCTACTGCTATTGCAAATCAGGACCAATTGATTGCTTCTACAGGGGCATTGACCACTGGCGGAATTTTGACTATATCTAGGGATGGTGGTAATAGTTTTATCAACTTTGATAGTAGTAATCAGTTTGCAGGTCAAGATTCTAGCTTATTAATAACAGAGACTCCTACGGGATTTGATTTTATTGGAAAATATGTAACAGGATCACTCCCATTTATCACAAGTTCTAGAATAACTATCAATCTACAAACACCTATTCAGAATCAACAAGACCTATTGCATTTCTTTAATGTTAATGCTGGGGCAGAGGGTGATGAAATTCATTCTGTTCAGATTTTTGATTCTGCCACAGAAAATAATTATGAATATGCATTAGAAGATGAAAATGGGGTTTTACATTATCTAAATTTGCTTGATAGCATTCCTTATGGAGACACTAGATTAACTGTAGCAGATAGCAACAATGAAGTTTTTATTAACAACGGTCAAAGACTTTGGCAAGGAATTAAAGGCGCTAAGTTAGCAGATAGTGCGTTAGAATTTGGTGATTCTGATGCTGTAGGTTTGCAAATCAGAAATATTGGTTCTAGATTAAGATTTAGAACAAGAAAATCTGTTCCTTCTTCGGAAACCGGAGGGGCTCCAGCATCATATAAATTAGATGCACCAGAAGGACCAATTGGTGTCGGCGTATCAAATCCTGTTTACTCTAAAGTATCTCCTAGATTTGTCTATAAAGTTATTAAAGGAACACAAGCACAAGGATTTGTATCTGGTTATACTTCAGGTGGAACTCCACCAAACACACCCGCTTCAAACACAATCCAAAAATTCCCTTTCGCAACTGACGCTAATTCTACTGATGTAGGTGATTTGACTGTTAGTAGAAAGTATGCAGCGGGTCAATCGTCTACTGTATCTGGTTATACTTCAGGTGGAACCCCAACAACAAACGTAATCGACAAATTCCCTTTTGCAACTGATGCTAATGCTACTGACGTAGGTGATTTGACTGTTGCTAGAAATGGTTTAGCAGGTCAATCGTCTGGTGCATCTGGTTATACTTCAGGTGGTAGCCCCAACAACACAGAGCACATAATCGACAAGTTTCCTTTTGCTTCAGATGCTAATGCTACTGACGTAGGTGATTTGACTGTTGGTAGACGATATGCAGCGGGTCAATCGTCTACTGCCTCTGGTTATACTTCAGGTGGAAATGCACCAACGGGAATAGCAAACGTAATCGACAAATTCCCTTTTGCAACAGATGCTAATGCTACTGACGTAGGTGATTTGGTTATTGCTAGAACTATGGCAGCAGGTCAATCGTCTACTGTATCTGGTTATACTTCAGGTGGTGAACCAAGCCCAGCAGTCTCCAACACAATCGAAAAATTCCCCTTTGCATCTGATACTAATGCTACTGATGTAGGTGATATGACTATTCCTAGATATCAGGTAGCAGGTCAATCGTCTACTGTATCTGGTTATACTTCAGGTGGAGATAGACCTTCAGGAATACAAAACGTAATCGACAAATTTCCTTTTGCATCAGATGCTAATGCTACTGATGTAGGTGATTTGATTGCTGCTAGACAAGAGGCAGCAGGTCAACAAGCATAAAATAATGAGTAATATTATGCCAAAAAAAGATATTCCAGAAGGTGTTCATTCTAGTTATGATGAAGACCTAGACCTTGTTCGGTCTACTTTGCGCACTCTTTTACTTCAAGGTGAGGAAGGTCTTCAGCTTGCCAAAAGTGTTGCTGATGAAATGGAACATCCTCGTGCTATTGAGGTCTTGACTGGTATGATTAAGCAACAATCAGAAAATGCACATGCTTTATTAGCAATGCATAAAAAGAATCAAGAGATTAATGTAACTCAGGCAAAAGGTTTGCCAGAGGAACAGAAGTCTCTTACACAGAATGTATTTGTAGGTTCCACAGCAGAGTTACAGAAGATGCTGCGTGGAGATGGAGAAAAGGTGATTGACAATGATTATGACGGAACTGACCAAGGGGATATTCAAACTCCTTAAAAGACTCATTGGCGAGTCTAGTATTGCATTAGCAATCATTTATACTATTGGCACAATCTGCAACTGGTTAATTACAGGTGCAGCTATGGAGTTAGCGGCTATTGATGCAATTGTAGAACCCATCATTAACGGGATTTGGTTCTATCTACTCCATAAACTAGCAAAAAGATTTATTAAGAATGAATGAAAAACAAACTTATCTTGGTAATGCCCAAGTGAAAAAAGATGGTGTTGAACAAGGTTGGACTAAAGAAGACATTGTTGAATACCAAAGATGTATGCAAGACCCTGTATATTTTGCAGAAACATACGGTAAGGTAATTAACCTAGATAAAGGTTTAACACCTTTTAAGATGTATCCTTATCAGAAAGAAATGTTCAAACACTTCCAAGAAAACAGATTCTCTATTGTATTAGCCTGTAGACAGTCTGGCAAGTCTATTAGTTCGTGTATGTATATTCTATGGTATGCACTATTCAATCCCGATCAGACTATTGCTGTTCTGGCAAACAAAGGTGCAACTGCTAGAGAAATGCTTTCTCGGATTACTCTTGCACTTGAGAATATTCCGTTCTTTCTACAGCCTGGTACTAAAGCACTAAACAAAGGTTCTATTGAGTTTTCAAACAACTCTCGTATTATTGCAGCAGCAACTTCTGGTTCTTCTATTCGTGGTATGGCTGTCAATCTACTTTTCTTGGATGAGTTTGCATTTGTAGAAGATGCAGCAACATTCTATACCTCTACCTATCCTGTTATTTCATCTGGTAAAAGTTCTAGGGTGATTATTACTTCTACCGCTAATGGTATCGGCAATACATATCACAAACTTTATGAGGGTGCAGTTCAGTCAACAAATGAGTTTAAACCCTTCAGGGTAGACTGGTGGGATGTTCCGGGACGTGATGAAGAGTGGAAGAAACAAACTATCTCAAATACTTCAGAACTACAGTTCCAACAAGAATTTGGTAATTGCCTAAAAAGTAATTCACAAATTACTATTTGTATAAATAATTCTATAGCGGAAATTACTATAGGGGATTTATATGAATGTATCCAAAGAGGATCAACATCTGGTTTATCTATTGACGAGGAAATCAGACTCTCAGCAATACGTTGGTATCACAATAGAGAGACGTATGAAGCAGAGAATGGGAGACCACAAGAGATCACTCAGGTTTAGAAATGATGAATTCACCATAGAGATTTTAGAAAAAAGTTTAGATAGATCATACATAGAACAAAGAGAATCTGAACTAATAGAAAAGTTTGACACTTATAATAATGGATTAAATGAAAGTCCTTCTGGTAAAGGATATGGTCATAATTCAGAAAACTTTACTACATTAGGATATATTTTTTCTGAAGAATCTCGTAAAAAGATGAGCGAATCTGCTAAAAAAAGAGGTGGTGGTCCAGAGCAAATGCGAAAAATGTCTCTCAATCAATGGTCTGATCCAAAAATGCGAAAACATCATTCTGAGATTAGAAAAGGTAAAAGATTACGCAAACCTAAACTTTCAGATGAAATGGTTGCAGAAATTAGATTATTTTATGAATCGATAAAAGATCAACTTGAAAAAGAATGTAGAGATATAAATGAAGAAAG